CGCCAGCGTCAGACCATGCGAGTGTTGCAAGGGGGAAGGGTTTACCGACGCTGACGTTTTTACCAACAAGGTTCAGTATCCAGACGGAAAGCCGCCGAAATGGGCAAAGATTACAAAAGGCGTGTTCCCGTCCTACTGGGAAGAAGTGAAGGCAGTGAGGGAGGTGGTGAGAGTGCTTTGTCCGACTTGCAAGGGGAAAGGGGTGATCAGTAATGCGTGTAGGTGTAACGGTAGAGGAAAGGTATTGGACAAGACGCTGACAGATAAGACCGGCATACCTACCATGAAAGAATGCGGTAAGTGCAACGGTAGAGGATATGCGCGTTTACCGGCAGAACGGGTTAGAAAGGCGTTGGCACTGGAAGGCATTGAAATCGCCGAAACAACATGGCGTCGCGACTACAAGCCATTTTATGAGCAGCTTGTGACTCAGTGTCATAAAGAGGAAAGTGTTGCTGATGCAATGCTGTCTGAGGTTACGGTTTAACCATTTAATGAAAAATAGCGACACGTTAAATGCAAAGTATTGACAGTTTGGCGAAAATGGACTAGCTTTACACCCATGATGTGATATTTACGCCTGTCACATGATCATTCTCTTAAGGCCCGCCATTGTGCGGGCTTTTCCGTCTTTAGCGCCCAATGCCTCACTCACTGACGTATGTCGCCTCGCATTCGCGGCGCTAACTCCTTTCCTTCACACAGCACAGCCCGATAACCGGGAGGTGGAGTCATGAAAATGCACCCAGACAATCCAAACCTGCCGTACTGGTGGTCGGCACTGCTCGGCTTCTTTTCGTTGCTGTCGCTGCAGGATTACATATTTATCATTGGCGCGGTGATATCGGCCTTCTTCACGATCAAAACGTACTACGCAAAGCGTAAAGAAGAGCGTGAGCGTTTAGCAGAGGAACGTCGCCGTACTCAAATTATGCAGGACTACCTGCACGGCGTGTCAGTTAAACCGGAGGGTGAGCGTCCAGCAGCTGTGGAAGTGGTTGCGGAAGCAATGCGCAGGGCAGAGGGCTGATATGGCGATAAGCAAATCTAAACTCAGTGCCGCGATGCTGGCATTGATCGCCGCAGGTGTATCGGCTCCGGTGATGATGTCGCAGTTTCAGGATGAGAAGGAAGGCCAGCGGCTAACGGCGTATCAGGATACGGGCGGAATCTGGACAGTCTGCGGCGGTGTGACGACCGTCAACGGTCAGAAGGTTGCAAAAGGTATGCGCCTGACCGCCGAGCAGTGCAAGCGTATTGACGCCGCAGAACAGAAGAAGGCGCTGGACTGGGTGGGCCGCAACATCAAAGTGACGCTGACTGAGCCTCAGAAAGTCGGCATTGCCTCATTCTGCCCGTGGAACATTGGCCCCAGCAAATGCTTCACTTCGACGTTCTACAAAAAACTGAATGCCGGTGACCGCCTGGGTGCCTGTGCAGAGATGAAGCGCTGGATTTTTGACGGAGGGCGCGATTGTCGGATCCGTTCGAACAACTGTTTCGGTCAGGTATTACGACGCGATCAGGAATCAGAGCTTGCTTGTTGGGGGCTGGATAAATGAATCGATTAATGGTGGCGACAGTTGGTGCTCTGCTGATTATCTTCATTGTGCTGGCATGGTTGGCCTTTTATTTCCACGGTAGCGCTGTAACGGCTGGCGGGAAGGTTGAGCAGTTGCGAAGTGACAACAACCTGCAGGCAGTCACGATTGCTACCCAGGCGTTTCAGTTCCAGCGTGCCAACGAAATCAGCAACGCGGCGACCCAGTACGGCATCAAAACCGACGCGGACACCCAGGGGAAAGAAATTGAATACCGGACGATCCTCAAGAATCAGCCAACGTGCGATTTGGCTGTGCCTGCCGCTATTGCTGGTGGGCTGCTCGACTACACGCACCGTCTACGTTCCCGCGCAATGTCAGCCGATACCATCGTCGCTGACGCAACCGGTGCTGGCCCCGCTCCCTCCGGCACGCTGACTTACTGCCAGGCAGTGTTGTGGATTGATCCGTTGCTGGCGGCGCTTGACAAAGCGAACAATCAACTACTGGCGATAAGGCAGCTTGATGAAGAGAGGCAGAAATGACAGACATGGATTTTGTACTGATGTGTCTCGGTCTCGGATTTGCATTTAGCGTGATATTTATTGGCAAACGTGGTGGTGGTTGCATGCGAAACCCTCCACCGCCAATCGGCTATGTGAGGCCAGCCCCTCCGCCATTCCCCTCACGACCATATAGTATCGAGAAGGGAGGGCGGAACCCGCCGCCACCAGATCATTACATTAAGCCAGCGCCAACCCCACCTCCGCCATGCGTAAGTCGGAAATGTAGACATGCCGGGATAATTCCACGGCAGAACCCGCCTGATGAGTCTGGAGGCTGCAATGATCTGTAATCTAGTTTGTGAGGTAAGAATACGGCGCTGGGCAATCCCAGTGCTGATTATTGCGCATTTAACCCGATGGGACTGGTTATTGATGAAATGCATCAGCATGCAGGTGAAAGCCGTCCCGGTAAAGAATTCCCCCGACAAGGAATGAGACAGTGAAGCCCTGCAGGAGGTGATCACGTCTTGCTGGCGGGTAAGCCGCAAGTGGCGAGGCAACCCCGCGAGGTGTGGCTGATGCTGCGTTTATTAAGGAAGCGGGAAAAAGTAGCGGATGAGATGAAGTGCGATGTAAGCGAAAGGTGTTAGCAGCGTGAATAGAGCAGTTGCAGCCCGATAAAAATCTGGTGGATAGTTCATAAAGCCTCCGTGGTTGGTTAGATCGTTTAGTTGCTATAAGGGCACCTATTCAAAGCTGAGCGACTGCTCCTCTATACAGAGGGTCATTGCTGAGCCTGTGATGCATCTATTGTGTCGGCTATTAGGCCTTCCATTAGTGAGTCGTAATTGCTGACATGTAGCTGGAGGCAGGCGTATCATCCTCTGAACCAGGAGGATTCCATGTCATACAATCTCGGCAATCTGCCCAAAGAAGAAATGGACAAGGTGAACGTTGACCTTGCCGCATCAGGCGTAGCGTACAAAGAGCGAATGAACCAGCCAGTGATAGCTGACCAGGTGGAGCGAGAGCAGCCTGAGTATTTGCGTGAATACTTCCGTGAGCGTGTGGCGCATTACCGAGAGGTGAGCAAGAGGCTACCTAACGGCTCCGCGCCGGTTTATCTGCAAATGGCAGAGGGCAACGGCAAGAAGTAACAGAACATCGATAACGACCCGCTTCGGCGGGTTTTTTTATGCCCGTAAACTGGAGGCGATTTAATGTCAGAAACGAAGGAAATTACCCAAGCCCAGAGTATCCGCCTCAATATCTTGAGTCTGGTTGCCTACGACACAGCAGCGGCTGCTGACGCCATTAAGTTTGTGGCGGACGATCCATTCAGAGCTGATTTGTTTAAGAAGCAGTATGAGAGACCTGAACTGATGCACCTTGAGGTAATTTCCAGGGTGAGAAAGGCAATTCAGGAAAGCACAGAGGCCTTGCTGATTTTAAGCATCCCAGAAGTGTAAGCATCGCAGCAGCCATTCAGTGAGTGGCTGATTCAATGCTACTGACAACCAGCAGGAGAAAACCATGGCGAAGCAAGTACCGGATGAAAGCCATGAGCGGCGTCCATACCCGCCACTGCAATTCATAGAGTCACATCAACTGATGCCATACATCGGCCTTGTTCCAGCTAATGAAGTGCAGGAGTGGGTGAATAGCCAAATTCTGAGCGACACCGGCAGCCTTCATAACCCTGATCACTCTCACCTGATGGATGCCGACATACGGTTTATGTGGGCGTCATCCGCGTTTGAGAAGAAAGGGCGCTATGTGCTCGGACAGGCAGAAGAGGTTGCCATGCGCGCCGGGGGCTGGCAGAAGGCCAGAATGGAACAGCAGATGCATGAATGGTTCGGTGAAGTGCCGAAGTTCATAATCACGCTGGCAGCGGATTACGTCGCTCAGTGCTCTGATCTGGAGTTCTGCGCATTGGTTGAGCATGAGCTCTACCATATTGCCCAGGCAACCGATGATTTCGGCGCGCCGAAATTCAACAGGGAAGGTCAGCCGGTGCTGAAGTTGCGCGGCCACGACGTTGAAGAGTTCGTTGGCGTGGTCCGTAGGTATGGTGCCAGCGTGGAAGTTCAAGAAATGGTTGATGCGGCTAACAAGCCTGCGGAGGTGGCACACCTAAACATTGCCAGGGCATGCGGTAACTGCATGTTGCGGCTGGCGTAAATTCAGGACAGGTCAGGACGGATGGTGAAATATGGCGGCGCTAAAATCAGAGGTTAAAGCCTTCATAATTCAATCCGTTGCGTGTTATGAC